TACGCAGAACTTGCAACAGAATACTTGTGGGAACACGATGTAAAGTTTTGTGAAGAAATTGGTTACCCAAAAAGTGACAAAGCAACATTCACACCTGACTTTGATGTGTTGATCTGCAACCTCATTGATCAACATGAAGTGACAAAGCAAATCAAATCATTCAAAAACAAACTTGCAAAGAAGTATCCATCAAAGGCAGACAGCATCTGCATCTACATGGTTGGGGATCAACTGATTGCATCTTTTAGTGCAGAACAAAATGCTCAAACAGTTGCAGAACACCCAACAGCAATCCTTGCACCAACTGAAGCAAAGGTGGTCATCTAATGCAAACTATTCAAACAACAGGAGACAACAAGATGACAACAACCTCATCAAATAATGCTCAGGTCGTTCAGAGCAACGGCATCACTAGCGAGCAGTTGAACGCATGGTTACCCGGCATGAAGGTCAATGTGCTGAATGAACTGAAGTACCTGATTGAAGAACTGCAAGAGGTTCAGCATCGTTTGGAGACAGATGAACAAAACTTTACATACGGCAGCGCACCAGCACTTCGGTACAACCAATTTTGCGAAGCCATGCACCAAATGCAGACGCTCGCAAAACTTCGCCAATACATTCCAACACCAAAGGAAAGCAAATGATGTACAAGATCACTTCAAGAGGTAAAGGGTGGTTCTATATCTCGCACCCGGTTTACGGTTTCGTGAAACAAGTGCGTGGTTACAGCAACGCAATACAACAGGTGGGGTTCTTAGAATCTCACCCAACGAAACCTAAAACCAAAATGCAATTCAACTCAAACAATTACTTCCAATCAATGATCAACAAGGAGACAACAACATGAACAAGGAACGATTCAACCAACTAGAAACAGAACGTGCCAACTACTGCAACGAAGCAAACCCCAACATGACTGCACAAGAACTATCTGCGTACTACAGCATTGATAGAAGCGTAAGCGCACTTGTGTTTGGCATCATCGATCAACCAAAGAAAACAAAACGTGCCAACCCTCAACAGGCAGCAATGCTGTGGGCAGGCAACAACGTGTTTGCTGAGATCACAAGCAAGCAGTTAGCGGATCAGATCGGCGCATCATTACCAACAGCATTGAAGATCATCGATGGCAGGCCTGATGTGTTCCGCAAGTTGGCTCGAGGTAAATGGGAAGTACGTGATGCAGTTGCTGATCGTCGAGCAGATAAGAAGGAGAAATAATCATGGGAGTTGAAAGATCGTTTCACGCCAAGTGCGACAAGTGCCAATACGTGTATGGGTATCACGCTTTTGATAGTGCCACAGAACTACGCAGAAGGTGTCAAGGTAATGATTGGACTATCTCAGGCAACAAGTTCACTTGCCCAACGTGCAACAAACGCCAACCTGAATACCGGGGCGACTATCAACAAATGGTGGCACAGCATGAGAGTCGTTAATCAACGTCGATGGAACAGAACAAAGAAATGGGTTGTGTTCATCCTTGTGTTGGCAGCACTAGCAATGGTTGGTGGGCTTGATGAGTCTGCTGACGTTCAGATAAGTGCTGACAGGTACGGGTTCGCATACCTGTTTCTTGGGTGCGCCGGGTATCTAGTGTTCACGATCATCCGCAAACCCGATTGATGGATCAGTTCACGTTCTATTTAGGAACAAACAAACTGAATTGGTTATGGGATCGACCCAACAAGCACCCATTGTTTATATCTATCAGAACAATCAAACGGTACAAAACGCTCAGACAAGCCAACATTGAATGGTGCTGCGACTCAGGGGGCTTCACAGAACTAACCATGTTTGACAAGTGGGTGACAAAACCTGAAGAGTATTGCGCTGATCTATACAAGGCTTCAGAGATGGGCAAACTTGTATGGGCCTCACCACAAGATTGGATGTGCGAACCCCACATGATCACCAAAACAGGTAAGAGCGTAAATGAGCATCAGCATCTGTCATGCCAAAACTTCTGTGAACTGCAAAGGCTCGCACCTGATCTGCCGATAATCCCGGCATTACAAGGATGGGAACCTGACGATTACCCCAAACATCTAGAGATGTATCACACCTATGGGATAGACCTCAGAGATTACCCAACCGTCGGATTGGGTTCATTCTGTCGAAGAGCAAACGTGGCAGGAGTAAGGGAACTTGTAATCGGATTGAACCAACACGGTTTGAAGTTGCATGGCTTTGGGTTGAAGAAGGATGGCCTGAAGTTGTTTGGCAATCACCTTCTCTCATCTGATTCTATGGCATGGAGTTTGGCAGGCAGGCTTGCCGGGCGCACAAACAAATATCTGTGTGGCAAGACGTACCACAAAGCAAAGAACTGTGGGGATTGTTTCGAATGGTCACAACGATGGGCTGACGATGTAGCAGCCACCAAACAGGTAGCACACCCAATGCTTTGGGAATAAACACATTCTCCCCCCTGAGAAGCAGAAGCCCTACCTGAAACATGGTGGGGCTTTCTGCTATCCCCAACCCGATCTGATCTAGAGTCACATACCTATGAAGATTGAAGATATTGAATCTGCTATCTATTTCCTGCAACGGGTCGTACCAAGAGGCGACAACGAAACAGACGAACTACTACGAACCGTGTACGTGCTGCAACAAGAGATACACAAACGCAGAAAGGTTGCTAATGCAAACGAACCTATTTAACGGGGATTGCAAAGAGGTTCTGAAAAGTTTACCTGATAACAGTATTGACAGCATCGTTACTGATCCACCTTATGAATTAGGTTTCATGGGCAAATCTTGGGATGCTTCAGGTATTGCTTATGACGTAGATATGTGGAGAGAATCTTTAAGGGTATTGAAACCGGGTGGGCATTTGTTGTCGTTTGGTGGTTCACGCACATATCACCGTATGGCGTGTGCGATTGAAGATGCAGGCTTTGAAATCCGTGACCAAATCATGTGGGTGTACGGCTCAGGCTTCCCGAAGTCGTTGAACATCAGCAAGGCGATAGACAAGGCTGCAGGTGCAGAACGCACAGTGATTGGTTACAGCAAAGGCGTTGGTGTTTCATCTGATGACAATAAGCACGGTGGCATCAATCGTGGTGCTGTTGGCATCAAGCAATTTTCTGTTGATGTTCCTGTCACTGCACCTGCTACTGATGAGGCTAAACAGTGGGATGGTTGGGGAACAGCACTTAAACCTGCTCACGAACCAATCGTGATGGCTCGAAAGCCCTTGACTGGCACTGTTGCCAATAATGTGTTGAAGCACGGTGTTGGTGGTATCAACATTGACGGATGCAGAGTAGGTGACGAGATAATCAAGACAAGTGGTGGTCGTTCTGTTGCTATTACAGGTGATGAAAGAGTTGGTGCTGCCCTTGGGATGTATGGTGAAAGCACCCCACTCAATACGGAACATCAAGGTCGTTTTCCTGCGAACTTTATTCATGACGGCTCAGACGAAGTATTGGAACTATTCCCCTTTGATAAACCTGATCAATCTGCTGCACGGTTCTTTTATTGTGCTAAAGCAAGCAAGAAAGATCGCAACGAAGGCTTAGACGGATTCGCTGAGAAACGCCCTGATGAACGGACTACAACAGGGATGGGGACATTTGACGAGAAAGGTGTTGCCAAGCAAGCCAACCATCACCCAACGGTGAAACCAACAGAACTAATGCGCTACCTGTGCAGACTGATCACCCCACCGAACGGTACAGTTCTAGACCCGTTTACAGGTTCAGGCTCAACAGGTAAAGCAGCAGCATTAGAAGGCTTCAATTTTGTTGGTATAGAACAATCAGCGGAATACATTGAAATTGCGTTGGCACGGATTAAAGCAGTTCTAAAATAGAAGCCTGTGGATAAATCCTAAATGTATATGGCAGACTAAACACATGAGCGAATCCTATGAGGCTGACTACTACAAGAGCGTTACCGATGACCTACGGGTTAGCAACGAACGATTGAACGAAGTGGTGGCAGAACTACGCCAACGCATCAGTTTTAGTGATCGTGCGGTAGAACTGATTTGGCAACTGCTGCAAGCCCTTGAAGATGGCACACCCATAGAGG